ATCTAAAGAATACAAGGACAGAGAAGTCACTGTAGTTTCACTTATGGATGGTAGTTTTATCTTTACGGCGGATCTTGTACGTTCAATGAATGTTAAGGCAGATATTAAATTCTTAAAAGTAAAGAGTTATGAAGGAACGGCTTCGAGTGGTGCTCTTGTTACTTCAAGAGACTTTGATTACTCTTGTTTAAACAATAAACATGTTCTCGTAGTCGACGACATTCTTGATACCGGCCTTACACTAAGTTCTATTTGCAAGAAAATCAGAGAAGAGACTGAAGTACTTTCAGTTAAGAGTTGTGTTTTGTTGGACAAGAAAATAAAGAGAACAACTATTAAGTCAGCAAACTTTACTTGTTTTAAAGTACCAAACGAGTTTGTAGTAGGTTATGGTCTTGACTATAATGACAAATACAGAAACCTACCTTATATTGGAGTATTAGATGAATCTGTTTATTCTTAGGATTTGGAACAGTCGGATTCCGACAGTAATTTTTATTTTGTTGTTTGTCCTAGAGCTTTGGTGGTTAATGAATTGATAGATTATTGCAACCGTAACTTAACTGGATAAAGTACCGAGCTTCTACCTCGGCTTATGGGGGTTCAAGTCCCTCCGGTTGTACCATCTACTATAGTTTTTTTGATTAAGCCTTTATTCCAAGGAACTTTACCCTTTTTTGCTGCACTCATTTTTGCTTTAGTTTCTTCGGATGGAGTTTTGCCTTTGTTCCAAGCTACACATCCTGGAGTCTTTGCCCATTTCATAATTGCCAGTTTAGATTTTTGTTCTTTTGTGTATTTTACCCCTCTATTCCAAGGGATCTGACCTTTATGAGCTTCACTTAATATAGCTTTGGTTTCTTCTGAAGCTTTTTGACCTTTTCTTGACGCACTTATTTTTGCTCTCGTTTCTGCGGATCTTGGTGGTTGTTTTTTTCCCTTCTGTGAAGGAGGAATAGCTGCGACAAAATTTATATTCATAAACACGGGTTTATTGTTTTTATGTAGATCGAGATATTTTTGTTCGACTATAAGAAGTTGAGAAACTTCCTCAACAAGCTCTAATATATCAAATTTCCAGCCAGAAGAATATTTATTATACACATTTTGCAAAATAGGATTTTCGTGTTTTTGTCGTTTAAGACTATTAAAATGGCACAATTGACGCTTGTAACAATTTGAGGACGATCCGATATAATAGTATCCGTTTGGTGCGGTTATCTTGTATATTCCACAAATGGGAGCTTGAGTGTTGTTGATCATAGTAATAAATATTTAAGCTCAGACGTGCAAATTTGTGGAATCTCTACAAATTGTTGATCATAGTAAATCACAAGCACGTCTGAGTTTTTGTTGTATTAGTAAGAATTTTATTGTATAATGTTCAATATGGTAAAGCTCCCAACATTGTACTCGAGAACGTCTGGTGGTAAAATTCAACAATGGACTGTTCTTGTTGAAGATGACAAGTACTGCACAGAGTTCGGTCAAGTTGACGGAAAGCTCCAAACAACTAAGTGGACTATCTGTAGGCCAACTAATGAAGGTCGTGCCAACGCTCGTAACGAGTTTGAGCAGGCTCGATTTGAAGCTGAAGCTCTTTGGAAGAAGAAAAAGGATTCAGGATATTTTACAAGCATTTCTGATGTAGACTCTTTTACGTTTGTTGAACCAATGCTTGCAAAGAACTTTGATGATTATAAAGAAAAGATTTCATATCCAGTCTTTAGTCAACCAAAGCTTGATGGAATCCGTTGCGTTGTTTCTAATAGTGGAATGTTCACTCGAAATGGCAAGCCAATCCCTTCTTGTCCACATATTAGAGAACAGCTGCAGCCTTTATTTGATAAAGATCCTAGTTTGGTTATTGATGGAGAACTTTATAGCCATACATTCAAGCATGACTTTAATAAGATTACTTCTCTTGTAAAAAAGACAAAGCCTACAGAAGCAGATCTTGAGGAGTCAGCCAGGCTTGTTGAATATTGGGTTTATGATATTATAGATACAACGAAAGTGTTTTCGAAGCGTATCGAGTTTGTATCAAAAGCACTCAAAGATTTTCCTTCTATTAAAATTGTTGATACGGAGATTGCAAATAATAGCGATACGCTCGACAATCTCTATGGTCACTATATGGAGGAAGGTTTTGAAGGACAGATGGTTCGGTTAGATACAAAGTACGAAAACAAGCGTTCCAAGAATCTTTTGAAGCGTAAAGAGTTTCAAGATTCTGAATATACAATTCTTGATGTGATTGAAGGAGAAGGAAATAAAGCTGGAATGGCTGGAGCTATGCTCTTCAAGAATGAACTCGGTATTGAGTTCAATTCAAACATTAAAGGAGATAGAGCTTATTTGAAAGAGATCTGGGACAATAAGAATGAATATATCGGAAAGGAAGCTACAATCAAGTACTTCAATCTTACTCCAGACAATAAGCTTCCAAGGTTTCCTTATGTGATCAAAGTTAGGGAAGAGGTTGAGGGCTGAATTACCAACCCAAAGCTTCACAAATACTCGGAAAGTTTTCCTTAAAAGCTTTCAAGATATCTAGAGCAATGTCTCTGTGTTCTTTCTGCGTATCCTCTTTTGTTCTTAGCTCCAAATAATGGAGCCAACTACGAACTGTGCCGTTCATATAGAGCGTTGTAGAAGTATTAAGAGGAAGAATCATTCTTGCACATTCTCTAGCTATTCCTTTGTCTATAAGTTCTTCATAGGCTTCCAGAGCAAGACGTTGAGCTTGTTCAACTTTACAACTCAACAATGTGTCTAGTTCAACTTCTTCATCTCCTACTTGCCTGTTTGTCTTGCCTTGCTTTCTCCATTCAAGTTCTTCCACGCCTGTTGTTGTAGCATATCGTTGGCTAAACTCTTGAAACGAAAAACTTCTATGCCTAAGAATTTGTGCTGCAATAGCTCTACTCGTTTGTATTTCAAATGTGCAGGATATTTGTTCAAAAATTGACCAATGTTTATGTTTGATGCAATATGCAAGAAGCCTCGATGCCGTTTCTGTATTGAGTTGATTTGAAGGATTGCTTACTCTTGCACAATATGAAATAAACTCTTCTGCCGTTAGATATCTTGAATTGTCTTTTGTTTTAATGAGAGGTTGTGTAATAGCTACAAGTGTTGCTGGCATATTAGAACTTAAGCTAGTTTGGGATTGTTGTCTAATAAGAAAATCGGTTTATTCTTAAGTATCCAAATGGAATCTAACCAATTCAAAGTATTTCTTGATCAAGACGGTTTACTAGCTGACCTTTTTTTTGCTGTCAGCTTTAAACTGTTTGGTAAACCATACAAAGAAATTACTCCAGAGGAGAAAGCCATAGCTAAAAAGAATTGGTATGATAAAGAACATTTCGTCGAAAACTTCGGAGGTGTTGAAAAGTTTTTTGAGAACTTGCCTCCTTTTGGAACAAACGGAGAGCTCACAAATACTATTATCGATACTGTAGTAAATTTTGCCGGAGAATATAGAATTTGCTCGCATCCCGCAGGCATTGATGCAGAAGCTTGTAAAAAAGGAAAGATAGCTTGGATTAAAAAGCATCTAACCCCTCAACCAGTTGAAATGATTTTCCCGCAAAGCAAAGCAACATATGCTACATCAAACGGTGTTCCGAATATCCTCATAGACGACTTTCCTCCTTATATACAGGCATGGAGAAATGCTGGTGGCGTTGCAATTCAAATGAGAACTGATGAATTTGATAGTGTTGAAAAGGTGAAGAGTTTTCTTACAAAAGAACTTAATGCAGCCAAAGAACAAATAGAAAGCAAAACAATTCAAAAAGAGTCTTTTGATTCATTATACGAAAAATTCCTTGATGCGTTTCGTATCTGAAGTATAATTACAACAGAGCAACAGCTCATTGATCTTTTACAATTTGGGGGCGTTCTGGCTTCGACTCATATTCGAAACTTGTATTGCACGCAGTGGTTAATCAGTTGGCCACTATAAAAGCTGATTAAAATATAAACGCTAAGACATCAGTCAACGCGATCCTTGCCAAGGTAAAGAAGGCAGCCAACACAATCACAGAGTTCGTTCTTTGTGACGAAATGGCTCCTCTCGCTATCGCAGCCTAAGGAACCAGAAGTGATCCTATTAAGCTTTTGGAAATAATAGTAGGTAGAGTAGTACTTGCGATACTCGTAAAATAAGTGCAAGGGGTGGTATGTGGTCCTTAATCACACATACAGGTAGGACTCTAAACATGGATAGGTCGCTGGTGCCTGGTTACCTTAAGTCAACCAAAGTACGAAAGCCGGCTAAGCGTGTAGATATATAAGCTTAACAGTATGAACACAGGGGTTCGATCAACAAGCAGGTCGACTTATCTAGTAATAGATAATGTATAAATTGGAAGAATTCAGTGAAACCTAAATTGCGAAAGCAATATGGCAATACTGAGCCGAGCCTAGAAATAGGAAGGTGCAGAGACTACCGGAGTACCGGCTAGAGCATCCAACACCCGTAAGGGTGAAGATATAGTCCACACTTTAGCGAAAGCTAGAGATTAAGTGTCCCCTCGCCTCCACCAATTTATCGCAGAGTAGAGAAACGGTATATCGCAACGCTCATAACGTTGAGATAGAAGGTTCAATTCCTTCCTCTGCCATTTTTTGGACCAAACACGTTAAGTACTTTAATGGCATCAACACGTTTAAGCAAAGCCCGAGACCTTGCACAAGGCAAAATTCCATCAAGCGATGTAGAGCGGTCTAATCAATGGCCATCTGTTCGCAAAGAGCATCTTAAGAATAATCCAAAGTGTGCTGTTTGTGAAGGTACCGAAAAACTTAACGTTCATCACATAAAACCTTTTCATCTTCATCCTGAATTAGAATTAGAACCAACTAATCTTATTACTCTCTGTGAGAGTGCCAGCTATGGAATCATATGTCATATTCTCATTGGACATCTTGGGGACTATAAGAATGTTAATCCAAACTCCGTAGAAGACTCAAAGATTTGGAACGCTAAGCTCAAAGAAGATCATTTCGAAAAGGCTCCTTAGTTTTTGGTCCAAATTTTCTTAAGTATTTGAGTGCTTGAACCTCTTATACTAGCATTAACAGGAGCAATGTTTTTAGTATGTTTAGTGTTTTGGAGTTGTGTAATTCTGGTACAATTTTTATATAGATTTGTCCGTTCTTTGTTTGTATCTTCTAAGAATGGATTCCATCAAAGATATTGAGCTCTCTATAGAGTTCGGCCAGCGACTAGTACAATACAAGAAGAGTACGTTGGATAAAATTTTGTCTTCTATGATAGACGACAACTCAAAGGTCCAACAACATTTTGAAAATGACAAGATGTATGTTGTTGATATAATTACGGCTCTTGAAAGTGGCGAAGGTATTTCTCATATGTATGGTCTCAAGAATCGTCTGTCTATTGTTGGACAGCAATTCTTCAAGAAGGAATTTAAAGCTTTAAAAGAGTTGTCTGTCCTCTAAAGAGGTAGTATATTAAATATATAAGAATTGATCTTTGATAGTACATTTTAAAATTTGACCGTTCGCCAGATCCAACTGCAAAGGATCTGCCGTATGTGCGGGTGACTAGGTTGCTCTAAAACGCGTTTATCAACCGCTGCACTAGGATGGATTACAACTACCCCGGTCATAAATTTGATTACTGCGTATAGTCCTCGGTAGTAGCAATACTAGTCCGAAGCCGCGGGTAGTAGTATCCTTAGATGGACGCTATAGACTTCCTAGCTCCGATAGGCCAGTAATCATAAATTAAGTTCCCACGTTGTAGGAATAATTCGTGGGAGAGATACGTTGAGTTGTCCGTTGGTGTGTTAGTAGACGTATTTTCATAGGGGGAGCCAAATACCTGCATACAGCTTTGATCCTTTGCTTTAGTAAACACGGAATTAGACGGTGTGCTTGGCTCCATGCCGAGACCCGTTGAAGATTGAGACAAATACTAGTATAAAGCTCAAACAAAACCAATAATTTCTTGTAATGCTACCAGTTGCCGGTCTCAAGTCCGGAAAGGAATCGCTATCCCTAAAATGCAGAGAGTAAAGAAATGAAAACAGACTCGTTGTCTCCAGTGATACTGATGCATCAGTGAGGAGAACGTAAAAACAGAAATAGGAGCCAAAGCCGTAGTCAAGCTGAGGCTCCTATTTTTTTGTGTTGACATTCCGTTTAAAGAATTGATCATATGAGTATGAATAACAATTTTGGAGGTATAATCTAGTGGGCATGTTTGATACGTTATATTCTGAGCGCAAGCTCCCTCTAACTAAAGAAATTAAAAAAGCCTTCCCTAATAGAGATTGGACTAAAGCAGATTTTCAAACTAAAGATTTGAACAATACGCTTTCTACCTACATCATTAAGATGAATGGTTATCTTTATACTGAAAAGGTAGAAGGAGAACACGTCCGTACAATGACGGAGAAAGAGGAAGAGAAGGTAAGAAAGCAAGGCAAGTTTTGTTGGCCTTATAAGTTTGAAGAAACGAGTCGTACTTCTATAAAAGAAGAAATTACTAGTACAATCAATTTTTATAGCTATGATGATGACGAAGAAGGTAATACCTGGGATATTGAATTTGATGCTGAATTTGTCAAAGGCAAGCTTGAGTCTTTAAAGCTCGTAAAAGCAGAAATCGTTCATACAGCTGAACAGAATGCCGAAAACGAACGTAAGTGGACTGAAAAATGGTTAGCGCACGAAAAGCATCCTTGGACAAAAACTAAGAAGATTCTCAATAAGATTACTTTTAATTATTGGGACACTTTTTGGCGGAACGTCGCAAAAAACCTTAATAAGTGGTCACAAGCACTTAGTACAGCTCAATTCTGGATTTATAAAAACATGTAATAGAGCTTGACTGGTCTTTAGCTTTATTATAGAATAGGCACATGAATAAGATTCTCGTCATCGGTGATATACACAACCATTGGGTTGAGGCTGAAGCCGTTGCATCAAAGTACGACACTACTTATATTATCGTCTTTGTAGGGGATTACTTTGATGACTTTGGTGACTCTGCTATTGATGCCGAGCAAACGGCACGCTGGCTTAAGAGCTCTCTTGAGAAGCCTAATCGTATTCACTTGATGGGTAATCACGATATTAACTATTCCTATCTTAATTATAAAAAGGACAGCGGTGGTAATCTTCAGAATCTTTATAATTGCTCTGGCTACTCCCTTCAGAAGGATGATGCTATTAATCGTGTTATGACCAATGAAGATTGGGACAAGATTAAGATGTATCATTACGAGAATGGTTGGTTCTTTACCCACGCTGGTATTTCCAAGCATTGGTTTGAGCACCCTGTTCTCGGTACAACACCTGAGGTCATCATTAAGAAGCTTGATGATGCTATTGAACTCTATAAGAATCGAGAGTACTCAGATCTCTTTGGTGCTGCTGGAAAGTGCCGAGGAGGCCCTCATAGAGCTGGTGGCATCCTTTGGTATGATCATTTTAGAGAGGCTGAACCCATTCGTGGCATTAAGCAAGTCTATGGTCATACCCCTGTAACTACTACTATTGGTCCTTGTATTGATATCTACAAAGAAGAAGATATTGATGCAGTTAATGTTGATGTTGACTGTGGTCTTCAGGAAGTATTTCAAATCCATGAGGATGGTTCGGCGGGTCCTTTAAAAACAGATCTGCCGAACTTTTATTACGAGGCTAGAAAGAAGGAATTTGATCAAATGATCAAGTCAATGGATGCTTATCACGAAATTTATAAAGATTTAAAATGAAAATAGGATTTAACTGTAGTTCGTTTGATCTACTCCATGCTGGACATGTAACTATGCTCAAGCAAGAAAAGCAAATGTGCGACTATTTGATAGCAGCACTTCAAGTCGATCCTACTATTGATAGGCCTGGTATTAAGAACAAACCTATTCAGTCTATCTATGAAAGATATGTACAGCTTCAAGGTTGCAAATATGTTGATGAGATTCTAGTATATAGTACAGAGTATGATCTATTGCAGATGATTATGACTCAGACTATACACATTCGTTTCTTATCTGAAGAATATAAAGATCGCGACTTTACAGGTAAACAATACTGTATTGATCATGGTATTGAAATCTTTTATCATACTCGCAAGCATGATTTTTCTTCGAGCGACTTAAGAAAGAGAACAGCTGAACAGGAAGCAAAGAAAGGTCAACCTGAGCCTTCTTCTCTTATTCCTCAATACTCACCAGAACTTATTAAACATCCATGAAAAGAATACTAGTAACAGGTAGTGCAGGATTTGTTGGCGCAAACTTTGTAGAATATCTATTAGAGAAAGATCCAACAGTAGAAGTAATTGGATTAGATTCTCTCAGACATATGGGTGATTCTCAAAGGATCTCGAAGAGTGATAGGTTCTTTCATTACACTCACGATCTGAATACTCCTATTTCACCTGTTCTCTCTTCAAAGATTGGTGATGTAGACATTATTGTTAATATTGCCAGTGAGTCAGCTATTGATCGTTCTATTAAGGAACCAGAAGCTGTGATTCTTAATAATGTTAATTTGATTATTAATATTCTCGAGTTTGCAAAGAGGAAGTCTGTAGAGAAGTTCATTCATCTCTCTACTGATGAAGTCTATGGTCAGTACTATGATGTACCCCATAAGGAATGGGCTAAGATTGTTCCATCCAATCCTTATTCAGCTTCTAAAGCTTGTCAAGAGGCTATTGCTATCTCTTATTGGAGAACGTATGGTACCCCTCTTGCTATTATCAATTGTCAGAATATGTTTGGTAAGATGCAGAACGTAGAAAAGATGATACCAAAGACAATCAAGTACATCTATGAGGGTAAGACTATTCCTATATATTCTAGTAATGGAAAGTCTGGAGCTAGAAAATATATTCATGTTCGTAACCTCTGCTCAGCTATTAACTTCGTAATGCAGAGATGGGTAGCTCCCTATACAAGTGCTGACTTTGAAGAGCTCCCCGATCGCTATCATGTAGGTGGTCATGATGAAATTAGTAATGTTGATCTTGTAGATAAGATCTCTCATATCATGAACATGCCCGCGAAGATAGAGCTTGTTGAAGATGTAGTAATTCGACCAGGTTACGATAAGAAGTACGCTCTTGATGATTCAAAGCTTAAGAGCCTTGGTTGGAAGCCTGAAATGGATTTTGATGATTCATTGAGAGATGTAGTAGCTTGGACACTTAAGAATAGGGCCTGGATGCAATGAAGTTTATAAAAACAAAAATAGAAGATGCATGGATTGCAGAACCTAAAGTCTTTGAAGACGAAAGAGGCTCATTTTGTGAAAAATGGAACTCAGGGGATTTTGAAGAGGTTCTCGGGGTCTCTACGAGGTTTGTTCAGATGAATCAAAGTAGATCAAAAGAGAATGTTTTAAGGGGATTACATTATCAGTACATTTACCCACAAGCAAAACTTGTATGGGTTAATAGTGGAATTATTCTTGATGTTTTTGTGGATTTAAGAAAAAATTCACCAACATTTGGAAAATGGGATAGTTATCAGTTTGATGTTTCAAATAGAAATAATCTTTTATACATTCCTGCTGGTTGTGCTCATGGTTTTTTAGTAAAATCTCGTGAAGCATCATTTAATTATCTTGTAGATAACTTTAGATTTCCGGAATATGAAAGAACTTTAATGTGGAATGATCCAGATTTGAATATACAATGGGGTATAACAGATCCAATCTTATCAGAAAAAGATAAGCAAGGGCATTTGTTAAGAGATTTTAAATGAGTACAAGACAAACTATAACCAGAAAAGGTTCGTTCGATGTAATGCATCGGGTGATGAACGAATTCCAAAAATGTTTTCATGTTCATGGTCATACATATCTTTATGAACTTACTTTTGGTTTTGATTCAATGGAGGAGATTGGCTATGCAATCGACTTTAAAGAGATTAAGAGGGTAGGGTGTCAATGGATTGATGATAAACTCGATCATGGAGCTATTCTTAATTGCCATGATAGAACTCTTATTAAAGCTGTTAATGATCTTGGTACTAAGCTTTGGATTATGACTCTCAATGGGCCAGGTAATTACTGTAACCCATCTGTTGAAAATATTGCTAAAGAGATATTCCTTGCTATGGATATCCTTTTTATGAAGTATTACAATCTTCGGATTGAGAATGTTCGTTTGTATGAAACACCTAATTGCTATACAGATTGTACTAGAGATTCTATCTCACAAGATGAGAGATCTAATTTTTATATTGGCAACCTATATCTTATTGAACAGTATAGAGAAGAAAAAGGTATGCTAG